GGCCGTTTGTTTGTGTGAAAGGTTCAATAACCGAGTTCCAAGGAAAGGTGTACCTAATTTCCTGCTCGTACAAGACCCGACGACCGATCGTCTTATAGTATTCATCAGGAATATGTTTCAAAAATTCCTCGAAGCATAGCTTCGTTAAAATCATACTTAAGAGATCGGTGGCGGATTTGTAGTCCCCGGATACCCATTTGTCCAAGAGCTGATTCAGATCTAAATCTTGAAGATCCTGAATATCAGTCATATCGAGAGGCCCTTTCAACGCAGAAAACTGCGGCATGCTACGAAGATGTCGCAACATGATTCTCTGAAGAGGCATCGCATGATAATAAGGAAGAGATTCTCCCTTTGTAATCACACGAACCTTCATAGGCTCAACGATAGGACCGGCTTTGACTTGGAGGTTCCGATGTACAATTGCAGCATCAAATCCTTCATCAACTGCCCACCGCTTATAGGTCTTTAGACCGGCGGCTGCACTCAATGTCCCAGAAGAGATCGCCATTCCGCGATTCTCTCTTACGACTCCAGGCTTAACCTCTACCATCTCGAGTAAATCTCGATCCATCATGGACAACTTCGCGAATAGTTTCAAGACGTCGAACTTTTTAAGTTCTTCTTCTCTTGTTTCTTCGGGGAGCTGCTCAATTTGGTGGTCAGTAGGCTGTTTCTGGAGTCTCTTCAGGTAGCTTTTTAACTCGCTACCCTGGGCAAGGACCTCTGCTAATTGCCCCCCTTCCGCCCGATTTCTTTCAAAGGAACCGGACGTGGAGGCCTGCTCAGGTCTGAGCAGATCGGAACTGGATACTTTCAATTCCTTCCAGAAGAGTTCAAACTTCCGGCGGAATTTCTCAAGGATGCGACTTGGGATCGGCTCTGGTTGTCTCATAAGAACTTCTCTATGATCTAAGAGAGTCTTTTCGACAAACGAGGCCGGCACAACAGCGCACGCGCGTTTAAGCTGAAGTAAATCAAACATTAGCTTCAAGTTACG